GGAATCCACCAAAAAAACTGGAGAATCCACTCAACCCACTAAAACCACACCTATATCATACAAAGTCGATTCTTCGGATCATAAGGCTTTGATGAACATAGGCAAGGATTTTTCTGATCAAACTATGGGGAAAGCACTAAAAGCATTACAAGATGCTCAAGCTGAGAAAAAGAATTTCTTTATGGACATAGAGAGGAATAACAAGAAAACCAAACAAGGAAAATGGTTCAAAAAAGATGAAAAACACGCAGCAAAATTGGATGAGAAAATGTTACTTGCCCAGAAAGAGCTTGAAGCGGCCGCAGAGGGAACGTTACAGAAATTAAAAGCCCATCATAAAATTGATAGAGAAGATGCAGAAAAATGGGCTAATTCACTTGTTTCTGACAAATTCACGCTCACAGGTAAAGACAGGGAAACAACTCTAACTGCCTTGGCGGATGCTTATATGATAACAGGCGGCATGGGTACGACAGAACTAAAAAAAGTAGTAAATATCGATACAGATAGAGCCTTTGCAAATCCATACACTGGAGAACTAACTTTAGGAAGTAAGGGTCTAAAGATGCTTGACAAAGAATTAGCTCCAGACACTGAAAGTAGCCTTTCTTATCGTCGTGAGGCGGTCTTTCACGAATACGCGCATTTTTCGGAATTTGAGAATAAGCAATTGGCTGTCGCGTCAAGAAAATTCATTGAAGATCGGGCTACGTCGTCCGAACCAATGAAAATGAATGATATTACTGGATACGGCGGATACGGAGATAATGAGATGGCATTCCCAGGCAACTTTATACACCCCTATGTAGGGAAGATATATGGTCCTTCGGGTACTTGGACTGAGGTTGTTTCGATGGGAGTTGAAAGCTTTAAAACTCCCTTTCAGATGGCTTCCTTTTACAGGCGAGATCCAGAGCATTTTAATTTTATCTTAGGAGCGATTTTACATGAAAATTAAACTTGAATATTGCCCGTTTGGTGACATAGGCAAAAAAGAATTTACTTTAGCAAGTGTTGAAGTTGAGACGGAACATAATGATCCTTTCGAGTTCATTAATCCTGTTGTAAAAGTTCAAAGTTACCCAGCAGCAAGCGACCAAAAAAACAAGCTGAAAGCCGCCGCAGAAAAAGTAAGTGTCAGACAAAGCATAGAGAAAAGGGCTTTAGACGCTTGGGAAAGAGAGCTTGAGGTTTCGCGTGGATATCAGGGGCATTCTTATTCCCCGAATAATCTAGACCTGTCGCACGCTGTTTATAACTTGCCTTCTTTTAAGGTTTTGAGTATAGAAGGCAATGAAGACTTTAAAAGTAAACTCCCGCGTATTCCGAAAGGAGCGGTTTCATGAGCAGGTGTTTTAAATTCTCGTCCATTGTGTGTTATCCTTGTTTTATTCCTGTTGAACTCTCACAAATTTCGCAGAGAAGACATAGCACCCCTTGATGAGGTGCTATGTCTATATTTAGGGAAAACTCCCAAAAAATCTTATAATGCCATCCTGGGGAACATTACTAAGCCTTGAATCCACGATACAGCAAGCCTTGGCGGTAGAATCACAAGGTGAGAGTAAGATCACGCTGTTTGAAGAATTTGAGCCTAATCCTGGCGGACAAACACGGTTTTTAGAGATAGCTGGCTGGGATAGCACCAACGATTTACCGCAGAGATGGACAGGCTTGCTTGGGGGTATAGGCGGGGGCAAAAGTTTCGCTGGTGCAATTTGGGCGTGTTCCCGTGCCTTACTCGCACCTGACGCTAGAGGTATGATCAGCGCAAATAGCTACGGGCAATTGAGTAGAGCCACACTTCTGGCATTGGTCGAAGTTTGCCGGATGTTCAATATCCCCCTTGAACCTTGGCGTGAGTCGGCAGAAGATCAGGCATTAGCGATCGCCAATTGTCAACGCTGCTATATCGGACCGGATCGGGCGTTCGTTTACGTTCTGTCAGCGTCAGCTTTTAGTGGTTCAACTCAAGCGGGGCGCGGTTTACAAATCCGGTGGTTTTGGGGAGACGAGTTTGCATATACGCCGGAAAAGGCATTTTTAACAATTGATGGAAGATTGGGGCGTGGTCCAGGTACGCTCAAAGGTCAAGGAATATTAACCACGTCACCAGCCGGATATAACTATCTGTGGGATAAATTTGGAGATCCGACACGCAGCGACGACTTAAGACGGATTTACCAAATTGTTTCAATGTCGTCACTGGAAAATAAAAAATATTTAGGGGAGGATTATGTAGCTTCACTAGAGGCAAACTATAGCGATGAACTGTACCAACAGGAAGTTATGGGGCAGTTCATCAACACGGTACAGGGTTTAATTTACAAATACTTTGACCGCACCAAACACTCGTTCCAGGATGAAGATGCCGAACTACTGGAATATGACCCGAATCTCCCTCTGCTGCTAACCTTTGACTTTAACCACACGCCTATAGTTTGTTTAGCAGCCCAAAAACGCGGGAACGAAATTCACTTTTGCAAAGAGTGGTTTATGATGGACTCCGATATTTGGGAACTGACGGAAAGTATTGTGGATTGGGTGGAGAAATACGGCATCCCCCCAGAAATACAAATATTTGGGGATGCCACCGGACGCGCTAGAACTGCGGCTAGTCGGTTAAGTAGTTGGGATATCGTGTTTCAGGGCTTAGAACCACTAGCCGCAATGCGTGGCAAAGGTTATTTGGTTCGGAAATTTGCAGATGCCAACCCATTTGTTGTGAATCGGGTCCATTCTGTCAATCAATTGTTCCGCCAAAATCGCTGTTATGTCCACTTTGCGAATTGCCAAAACTTTATCAAGGATTTGGAACAGGTGACGTGGAGTGATGAGGGTATCAATAAAAACGATAACCCGCTACTCTCTCACCTGAGTGATGCAGCGGGTTATCTGATTCACAGTATTTATCCGTTTAAGAAGGAAACCAGGGAACGGAAAACTGGTAAACGTAAAATTAGCGGACTCGCAGGTTGAGATACCTAATGGCGAAATTACTCCCAATCAGTAACGTCAACATCAATGATCTCTGTCTTGTTCTTTGTCAAAAAGCTACCAATGCGGTAACTTATTTTGTGCTTAAGAACGATAAGAAAGTAGAAAGTCCCCCTAAAATTAAACAAAAAAGCATAAGATACTGCATCTATGACAGACACTATAAATGATTTAGGCATTAAGTTCTGGTAGCAGTAGTCCGTATAAACGTCTACCATCTCCAAAGTAGAGTATGTGTCGTATTGTGGGAATTGACGCTTACATTCATCTTCCCACGCTCCAAATGCTTTCATAGGTTCATAAGTAAAAGCATACCGGAGATACCACCAGCCGAACTTCATTCTTTCCATTGTTTTAATCCTTACATTTTCCTTTTTTAATGCAATCTCCTGTTTGATCGTCACGGGCTGCTATTGTGGGATTAGCAATATTGAGAATTGTTAAGATTGCTATTAATGCGATCACGATCTGTTTTAATTTCATGGTCACTCCTGGTGATAGGGGTAGGTTTTGCTTGGCGGCTGCCTTCCCTTTTGAATTGAATAGTTTTATGTCATCGCGGACGGGTTTTAGAAAGAATCGGGATCGAATTTTTTGTCTTCTGTTGATTTGAAATTTTTGATTAGATCCAATGTAAATACGGCAATATTCGCTTTGTGCTTATGGCTTTTCCCTCTTTCACGTATTGCTACTAGCAGCGGCAAGATTTGTACCTCCAGGGGTGGTGGAATTAAAAGTTTTGTCATTTCAGTAAATAAAACTTCAATTTCCCAGTGAGTAAATTTACCGTCGCTATTTTTAGCAATTTTTTCAAGCCAAAATTCTAAAGATTCCATTTTAAAAGTCCTCCTGTTCTTGTTCTTTCTTGCCCCCTAAAAGCTCTAATTCTCCAACTAAAATTACGGGTTTTGACCGTAATTCGCCTGTGCTTTTATCCGTCCATTCCTCAAATTTTATTTGTCCAAGAATGCCGATTAATCCGCCCTTGCGGACATAATTGCCCATCACCTCACCAGTCTTACCCCACGCTTCTAAATCAAACCAATCTGTCTGTGATGTGCGACGGACGGCTAAAGAGCATGATGTTTTGTTAGTACCAGACTCAAAATACCTGACTTCTGGATCACGCCCTACCCGTCCTGCAATGCTGACAGAATTAACGTTTACCGGACTAGAAACCATGTCTAAAGCACTGATTTTAAACTCAGTTACTTTGGTTTTAGTGCCGTTACTTTCTTTGCTGATAATGTTGATTGCACCAACCAAGACAATAGCTTGATTCTCATCAAGTTGCGCTATTAATTCAGCTAATTTGCCAAATCCCACACACTTAATCTGTTTGACAGACTCCGATTTACTAGCATTTTGAAATGCTAGTAAGAACTCAGACATAGGTTTGTTGTCATGGCTATATCTAAGTTGTGGAGGGGATGAAATGATGCCCGATAAAACTGCGTTATTCATTTATAGTCCTTTGCCCTTAAACAAAGTTTGTTTCTATTTTTGGACTAATGTTAAATCCCCTGATTTAACATTTTCTGTATAAGAATCAAGTGCATGAATTTCATGCACGCCCTGAGAAACTGCCCAGTCAACGCACATATCTTTAATGAGTTGTTCAGGGTTTTTTAGGTTGGCAATCGTTGTGTTGTTTTTCGCCAACCAGTCAATTACATATTGCTTGTCAACTCCTAAAAATTCCCTGATTTGGCGAACCAAATCAACAACGACGTTATTGGGACTATTATTGTTATTACTTGGTTTCGTTTTGCTGTTGTTTTTTTGTTCATCCTTTGCGCTATTTGCATCGTCATCTTCATCAGCCGTGATTGATAACAAAGCACAAACAGTATAGCGGCGGGCATAAGTCAAAGCCGCCCCTTTCTTTTGGCTATCCTGAATATCAGGAAGCTCATATTCACTGGTCAAAAATTCTCCTGACTCATGAAACAAATGAGTTTTTAATATGCTCCCTTTCTCCATGACTTGGACAATTGCCAATCCATGTTTACAAAGCACTGGAGTAACAGCGTCTAGAACTGAATCTAGAGATGCATAGGACACTTTAAAATGTGGATTGATTTTGTCTTTTTGTATGGACGGGAACTCAGCCCGTGCTTTTATCAATGCCTTAATTAGTTCAATCATTTTTCACCTTTAAAATATTTTTGAATAGGGGCAATTACGCCCCGTTTAACTAAGCTGCTACTAAATGGGTTAATCCGATCAATTCCTTGGCTACAAGCTGCCAATCATCCTGATAATCCTCACCATTCATAGTCCAGCCATGATCATCATTCAGGAAGATTGAACCAGCGATCGCCCCATTAATTCTGAGTGTGTAAGATTGTCCATGATCATGGACAAAGTTTGAAAACTCGATATTCATGCTTATGTCTTCGATAATTGGCTCTATGCGACCAGTGGCACTGTGCATAATCACATTATTTACATATTCATCTTTGATGAATTGTTCTGCCTCTTCATACGAACTAAGAGTTTTTGATTTCTTTACCATTTCTACATTCCATTGATCTAAATATATAATTTTGGCAATGACATGATGTATGTTATTGTCGACGATGGCTTCATAATAGCCAAAGTCTGTAGGAGAAATAAAGCTGATTCTGGATGCTATTGCATTTTTAACAGCGA